ACCCCTGGTTTCCCGACGTGCTGCGCTTCGAGATGGAGTACGACCTGTCCCGAGACCCGGACAAGTACGCTCACGTCTGGCGCGGTGCCTACCTGCAAAACAGCAGCGCGCGCGTCTTCCGCAACTGGCGCGTCGAGGAGTTCGAGGCACCGAAGGATGCCATTCACCGGCTCGGCGCTGACTGGGGTTTTGCCAATGACCCGACCGTCCTGGTGCGCTGCCACATCGTCGGCCGCACGCTGTACATCGACCACGAGGCCTACATGGTGGGCTGCGAGATCATGAACACGCCTGAGCTGTTCATGACCGTGCCCGAGGCCGAGAAGTGGCCAATGGTGGCCGACAGCTCCAGGCCCGAGACCATCAGCCACATGCGCAAGAACGGGTTCCCGAAGATCATGCCGGCCGTCAAAGGAAAGGACTCGGTGGTCGAGGGCGTCGAGTGGCTGAAGTCCTACGACATCGTGGTCCATCCACGCTGCACGCACACCATCGATGAGTTGACGTTCTACAGCTACAAGACGGACCCGCTGACCGGCAAGGTGCTGCCGGTGCTGCAGGACAAGCAAAACCACGTCATCGACGCACTGCGCTACGCATGCGAAGGCGTCAGGCGTGCCGCGGTGGTCAGCAGGCAGGTGGATTTCACACCATTGCCCGTGACCAGTAAATGGTAGAAAATACTTGCAAATAGGGGCGATATATGGCACGCATGTCAAAAGAGCAGTATCTGAACAATCTCCACAGTGATGCGCTGAATCAATTCAACGACATCCAGACTGCTCTGCGCGACGAGCGCCTGCAGTGCCTGCAGGACCGGCGCTTCTATAGCCTGGCCGGCAGCCAGTGGGAAGGACCACTCTGGGATGTCTACGAGAACAAGCCCAGGTTCGAGGTGAACAAGGTTCACCTGGCTGTCATCCGCATCATCAACGAGTACCGCAACAACCGCATCACGGTCGACTACGTCAGCAAGGACGGCAGCGACAACGACAAGCTGGCCGAGACATGCGATGGCCTGTACCGTGCTGACGAGCAGGACTCGGTGGCCGACGAGGCCTACGACAACGCCTTCGAGGAGGCAGTCGGTGGTGGGTTCGGTGCCTGGCGGCTGCGCACGGTCTACGAGGACGAAGAGGACGAGGACAACGAGAAGCAGCGCATCCGTATTGAACCAATTTTCGATGCCGACAGCTCGGTCTTCTTCGACCTGAACGCCAAGCGCCAGGACAAGGCCGATGCGCGCTTTGCCTTCGTGGTCACATCGATGACCCGCGCCAGCTACAAGGAAGAGTGGGGCGACGATCCGACCGACTGGCCGAAGATCATTCACCAGTACGAGTTCGACTGGTGTACGCCTGACGTGGTCTATGTGGCCGAGTATTACAAGGTCGAGGACGTGACCGAGACTGTGCGCATCTTCCGAGCCATCGACGGCACCGAGGAGCGCTACCGCCAGGCCGACTTCGATGCAGACCCTGCGCTCGAAGAGACGCTGGCGGCCATCGGCAGCCAGGAGGTCCGGCAGCGCAAGATCAAGTCCAGGCGCGTCCACAAATACATCATGTCGGGCGGCAAGATTCTGGAGGATGCCGGCTACATCGCAGGCAAGGAAATCCCCATCGTGCCGGTCTACGGCAAGCGCTGGTTCGTCGACAACGTCGAGCGCTGCATGGGCCATGTGCGTTTGGCCAAGGATGCGCAGCGCCTGAAGAACATGCAGCTCTCCAAGCTGGGCGAGATCAGCGCGCTGTCCAGCGTCGAGAAACCGATCCTGGTGCCCGAGCAGGTGGCAGGTCACCAGGTCATGTGGGCAGACGACAACCTGCGCAACTACCCGTACCTGCTGGTGAACCCGATCACTGGCCCGGACGGCAGCCAGCAGATCAGCGGCCCCGTGGCCTACACCCGCAGCCCACAGATTCCTCCGGCGATGGCGGCCCTGCTGCAGATCACCGAGCAGGACATGCAGGACATCCTGGGCAGCTCGCAGCAGGCCGACAAGATGGTCAGCAACATCTCCGGCAAGGCCATCGAGATGATCCAGACCCGCTTGGACATGCAGACCTTCATCTACATGAGCAACTTTGCCAAGGGCATGAAGCGCTGTGGCGAAATCTGGCTCTCGATGGCGCGCGACATCTACGTCGAGGAAGGCCGCAAGATGAAGGTCGTCGAGGCCGACGAGTCGGTCGGCATGATCGAGCTGATGAAACCAATGGTCAGCGAGACCGGCGAGGTGGTCATGGAGAACGACCTCAGCCGTGCCAAGTTCGACGTGAATGTCGATGTCGGACCGTCCAGCACCAGCAAGCGCGCGGCGACCGTGCGCGCACTCACCGGCATGATGGCTATCACCGACGACCAGCAGACCAAGCAGGTGCTGCAGGCGATGGCCATGATGAACATGGAGGGCGAGGGCATTGGCGAGGTGCGCGACTTCTTCCGCAAGCAACTCGTGCGCATGGGCGTGGTCAAGCCCACCGAGCAGGAGCAGGAGGAGATGATGGTCGAGCTGCAAGGCCAGCCCGAAGACCCGAACAAGATTTTCCTGCAGGCCGCAGCCGAGGAGGCCATTGCCAAGGCGGCCAAGGCGCGCGCCGATACCGTCAAGACGGTGGCCGACGCAGGCCTGTCGCGCGCACGTACGGCAGAGACACTGGCCAAGACTGGCGTGCAAGAACAGAACATGGCGCTCACAGCCCTGGAAGCAACTCAACAGGCCGTCATGGGCCAGGAGGTGCAGCCCGTTGTCAGATGAGTGGCAATGGGTGAAAATGTGAGAAACGGCAACCACCCAGCCGTTCAAATTGGGTGAGTTTGATGGGGTCAACGATGAATTTGAAGGCAGAAGCAGGAGAAAACGACAACGGCGGCGAGGCCGCGGTGCTGGATGACGAGCAGCAACCTGTTGAGATTGAAGTCAGCGAGGATGAATCCGCTGATGGCCAGCAGGCTGTGGGTTCCGATGACGAGCACGCGGAGGAGCCGGACGAAGTTGTGGTCTCCATAGGTGAGGAGTCGCCACCCACCGAAGAGGAAGTTCGCGCACCTGAATGGGTTCGAGAGCTACGCAAAGCCAACAGGGAAAAAGAGCGTCGAATTCGTGAACTCGAAGCGCGTCTCGCCACCACTGCACCTGAGAACAAGCCAGTGCAGTTGGGACCGAAACCAAAGCTGGAGGACCACGACTACGATGCGGAGAGATTCGAGCAGGCATTGGACGCCTGGCATGAGCGCAAGCGCCAGCACGATCTGGAGACCGAGAGGGTCCGCCAGGCCGAGCAAGCGCAGCAGCAAGCCTGGCAAGCCAAGCTGGAGGGCTACAGCAAGGCCAAGGCCGAGCTGAAGGTCCGAGACTATGAGGATGCCGAGGCGATTGCCCAGGAGGTCTTTAGCGTCACCCAGCAAGGCGTGATCCTGCAAGGAGCTGAGAACCCTGCACTGGTGGTGTATGCACTCGGAAAGAATCCGAAGAAGGCAGCCGACCTCTCAAAGATTACCGACCCCGTGAAGTTTGCTTTTGCGGTGGCAAGACTGGAGAAAGAATTGAAAGTCACAAATCGCAGAGCAGCACCCGCGCCTGAGCGCATCGTCCAGGGAACTGGCCGAGCATCCGGCACGGTGGACTCAACCCTTGAACGGCTGCGCGCCGAAGCTGAGAAGACTGGAAACTACACCAAGGTGCTCCAGTACAAACGGCAGAAGCAAGCAGCATCCAGAAACTGATTTTTGAAATAGGAGCCAATCATGGCAAATAGTTTTTCCAAAGAAGAGCGTGTTGCGTTCGAGAATCTTCTCGAAGGCTTTCACGATGCCCTGGTGCTCTCGCGCAACGTGAGCATCTACAACACCGACCAGACGATGATGGCGCGTACCAACGACATCATCTGGCGTCCCCAGCCCTACATCGCGCAGTCGATCTCCTCGACTCCCGGTGTGGCCATCCCTGGCTACCAGGACATGACGCAGTTGGCAGTTCCGGCCACCATCGGCTTCAGCCGCACGGTGCCCTGGACCATGACTGCGCTTGACCTGCGTGATGCACTGCAGGAAGGCCGTCTGGGAGAGGCTGCCAAGCAGAAGCTGGCCTCGGACATCAACCTGGCGATCATGAACGCTGCTGCGAACCTCGGCTCGCTGGTGGTGGACGTTGGCGCTCCTGCTGGCACCTATGATGATGTGGCCCTGTGCGACAGCATCATGAACGAGCAGGGCGTGGCCAACTATGACCGCTTCATGGCCCTGTCCAGCCGCGACTACAACGGTCTGGCTGGCAACATCGCTACCGGCGCGACTGGTACCGCAGCTCGTTCGTTCAACGGCAACAAGTCGAACAGCGCCTTCGAGCGCTCGTTCGTCGGCATGGTCGCTGGCTTCGAGACGTTCAAGTTCGACTACGCCAACCGTCTGGTCGGCGCTGCTCCTGCAGCTCCTGTCACCATCGACACCCAGGCCGCGGCGAACAACTACTACGTCCCGCAAGCCACCTCGACCGCCATCTCTGGCGAGACCCAAAACGTGGACAACCGCTTCCAGACCATCACCGTCAACGCGACGGCTGGTGTTGTGGCCGGCGATGCGTTCACTATCGATGGCGTCGAGGCCGTGCATCACATCACCAAGCAAGGTACTGGCCAGCCCAAGACCTTCCGCGTGGTGAGCGTGCCTGCCGGTGGTACCGACCTGGTCATCACCCCGCCGATCATCTCGGCCCAGGGTGGCTCTGATGCTGAACTCCAGTATCAGAACGTGATCGTGACTCCGAACGCTGCTGCTGCCATCACCTTCCTGAACGTGAACACGGCTGCTGTGAACGTGTTCTGGCAGCGTGATGCACTTGAGCTGTTGCCTGGCCGCTACGCTGTTCCGTCTGACGCTGGTACCGCAGTGATGCGCGCTACCACCGACAACAACATCGAAGTGGTGATGCAGAAGTTCTACGACATCGACAGCATGACGATCAAGTATCGTCTGGACACGCTGTTCGGTGTTGTGAACAAGCAGCCCGAGATGTCCGGCATCTTGTTGTTCAACCAGTAAGCTGACGGCAAGAGTGGGGGGACTTCGGTCCCCCCATTGCCAAGGAGATCACCATGCCATTGACCAAGGGTTATTCGCAGAAGTCCATCAGCAAAAACATCTCCAAGGAGATGAAGAAGGGCATGCCCCAGAAGCAGGCTGTCGCTGTGGCGCTGTCCACTGCGCGCATGGCTGCCAAGGCAGCAGGAAAGCCCAGCAAAGCACCGAAGAAGGCCAAGAAGTGAAGGCCGGTCTCTACGCCAACATCCACGCCAAGCGCGAGCGCATCGAGCGCCAGAAGGCTGCAGGCAAAACGCCTGATCGCATGCGCAAGCCTGGGACCAAAGGCGCGCCCACTGAGGCTGCATTCAAGGCCGCGGCCAAGACCGCCAAGAAACCGAAGGCCAAGAGATGACCACATTCCCCTGCCTCGTCTATCGCGCGCCTGGCTCGATCCAGCGCGCACGCTATTCCTATGACGCCATGCCAATGCATGGCCAGGCGCAACTGGATGCCAAGCTGGCTTCCGGCTGGCACATGACGCTGGAGGCAGCCATCGAGGCAGCAGGACCGCTGGCAGCGCGCCACCTGATGGGGCGCAAGTCCAAGAACCCCAGGCGCACGCCTGTGAAGCAGAAACCGCCTGTCGAACGGCGCGCATCGATGGTCAAGGCTGCCAAGAAGCAAAAGCCTGCGCCAGCATTCGCACCCGAGCCTGTTGCGCCTGTCGTTGATGACAACGCACCACCGACTCGCGCAGAGCTGGAGGCCAAAGCCACCGAGCTGGCGATACCATTCAAC